GCTAAGGGTTCTAAGAAGCACGGTAATAAAGGCAAGAGCTCAAGAGACTTTTGCAGATTAATGCATAGGACAAAAAAAGTGTATCGTAAAGAAGATATCTTACAGATGCAAAAAGATGGCGTTAACTCTCAGTTAGGTCATAATAAGCAACCATACTCACTCTGGAGACATAAAGGCGGTGTTAACTGCTATGACACTTGGGAAAGGGTTATATATATTAAGAAGGAAAAAAGCAACGGAGAACCTTATGGCGGAGACGCTTTGAGAGGAACGTACAAGACGACAGTAGGGAAAGCTAAGAAAAAAGGCTTTGACCCTAAAAGAAACAAGTGGAAAAATGACAGGAGAGTAGCTGAAGCTCAAATCGACAGAGCAGATAAAGGCCACCATCCTAGTTATAGAAAATCAAAATAAGAAAAAATGGCAGTAGCTCTATTTATCAGTAAAGAAGATTTAATTAAAAAGACACCCCTTAGTGCAAATATAGACTTCGATAAGGTGTCTCACTTCATCAGAATTGCTCAAGATATTCACGTACACCAACTACTAGGGAGTAAGCTATATGACAAGCTACAGGCTGACATTTTAGGCGGTACTTTATCTGGTGACTACGAGAACCTAGTAGAGGGATTCATTAAACAAACTTTAGTACAGTTTAGTTTTATGGAGTATCTACCTTTCTCTCAGTACACCATATCCAATAAGGGAGTGTTTAAGAGCACTTCAGAGAATTCAGCTCTACCTAGCACTCAAGAGATAGATTCAATGAGAGACGCTGCTAGAGACACTGCTGACTACTACGCTAAGAGACTTGTAGAGCACCTTAGGCACAATGATAACTTATACCCAGAATACAATACTAACACAGACGAAGATGTGAGACCAGCTAAGGACATCACATTCGGAGGATGGCACATATAATAACCCTATGAGTTTACAAGATATATATAAAAATGCTGGGGTCGTAATGAAGCCAGCTGCAATGAAGAACGGAAAGTTATACTCTCAGCAACCTCACTCAGGAGCTGGAGACTTTAACTTCTCTAGAGCTGACGGTGTGCAGACTAGAATCAATAAGCACGGACTTATAGAGACTGTAGCTAACAACGAACCTAGACTATCTTACGACATAGTTGATGGTAAAGTTAGCGACTGCCCTCACTTACTTTTAGAGCCGAGTAGGACAAATGTAATACAGAGGTCTCAGGAGTTTGATGACGCATATTGGAGCAAATCAAGAATAGAAACACCAACCAAAGGGGGTGTTATTGACCCCTTAGGCGGTTTAGATGCTTATACTTTAGAGATGTCTACGAGTCAGACCGCTGGTGGTGGTGTATATAGAACAGGGATATCTGTTAGCGGAAATAACAGTTTTTCTGTGTTTGCTAAAAAAGGTAATATTGATTATTTAGTTTTAGGGGATGGTGGGCTAGATGGCTCAAAAAATGCAGTTTATTTCAACTTATCTAACGGAACTGTAGGAACTGAGTATCAAAATGCTGTTGGAGAAATGAGAGATTTTAGTAATGGCTGGTACAGATGTACAATGAGATATAATGAATCATCCTCTAACCCAAAGTTTATTTATGTAACAGACGTAGATGGTCAAACTGCAAATTCCGTTCAAGGTGGTGATTATATACATATATGGGGTGCACAACTAGAAGCTGGAAGCTATCCAACTTCCTACATACCAACCTCAGGAAGCACTGAAGCTAGACAAGCTGACGCTTGTAATGGCTCAGGAAACTCTGAGACGTTTAACGACAGTGAAGGCGTTTTTTTTGTAGAGATACAAGCGTTAGAAGAGGGTAGTAGTGCATCAAGACGTATTACTCTTAGTGACGAAAGTACAAATAATAGATTATTGATAGAAACAGACGAAAGTACAGGTGCTTTTAAGTTTTTTATTGCAGGTAGTGGAACTGTAAGAACAATAGCCACATCAACAGGGAACACACAAACAGATATAAATAAATTGGCAATAGGGTATGATGGTGTAAACGCTAAGGCATATATCAACGGAACTCAGGTAGGTAGTATAACAAACGCAACTACACGAACAGGAATTGATACCATTGATATTGCAGATTGGAATGGAACTTCTCAGGTCTATTATGGTAAAATAAAAGAATTAACTGTTATAAACGAAGCTCTAACTGACGAACAGTTGCAACTACTAACAACTCCATAAATCTTAACAAGTGGGCAAAGACGAGACGCAAGACTTCCGAATCACTCGGCTAGAGAATGAAGTAGACTTCTTTAGAAAAACTACTGAACAATCTCTTATAGAGAACGGTAGAAGGATAGAGAAGGTTATCTCTATACTAGAAGCTGACGACACTATCGGAAAAAAGGGTCTCGTTAAGCAAGTTGATGAGTTAGACAAAAGGCTATTGACTTTTAGAAATTTTATAAACGCATATAAACTAGCTATAGCTATGTTAGCTGGACTATTCACAACGATAGGAGCTATATTGGGCTGGTATTTTAACTTAAGAAAATGAGATTAACTAAAAACTTCACGTTAAGAGAATTTAAGTGTAAAGACGGAACTAGAGTTCCAGATCACTTAATAGAGAACACTTTAGAACTAGCTAAAAACCTACAGGAGCTTAGAGACTTTCTAGGAGAACCAGTAAGAGTGAACAGTAGTTACAGGACAGAGGCTCATAATAAATCTGTAGGCGGGTCGGCACAAAGCCAACACTTACTAGCTAGAGCTAGCGATATCAAGGTTAAAGGTATAGACACAGAGGACTTGTATCTAATTATAGAAAAACTAATAGAACAGGGCTGTATGAAAGAGGGCGGACTTGGTTTGTATAATACCTTTATACACTACGACACAAGAGGGACTAGAGCTAGATGGGATAATAGAAATAAAGAAAATTTTTACTAATGGGAGATTATAAGAAAAAAAACGGAACGACTAGAGTAGGTGACTTTCTAAGAAGCATTAACTTTAGTAAAGCTATAGAGGTTATAGCTAAAGTAACTTCTGGAGACATAAAAGGAGCTATTAAGGAGCTTTCAGAGAACTCTAGTGAACTAACACAAGAGCAGAGAGAAGTAGCCTTAGAGCTCGTTAAATTAGATATGAAGGCTCAAGAGGACGTAACTAACCGCTGGAGATATGATATGGAGTCGGACAACTTCTTAAGTAAAAACGTGAGACCTTTGGCTCTTATATTCTTAACGGTAGCGACTGTACTTATAGCTATCTCTGACTCTATGAGCTGGGACTTCAATGTAGACTCTGGCTGGGTTGATCTGTTAAAGACTTTACTTATTACGGTATACACAGCGTATTTTGCTGGGCGTTCGTTTGAGAAGTATAGGAAACTGTAAGCTTTAATTACCTACTCTATTATATTTGGGTCTGAGTGCTTTTATGTATTCAGACTCTTTTTTGTCTAGGTAGGACTGTCCAGCATCAACCCACTCCACTACAGTGTAATGGTCAAAAACCTTACCGCTCTGTATGTGTTGATTTAGCCTACCCATAATACTACGGCTTTGTCCTATATATACAACCTCATCTTTATGTATTAAAGCGTATATACATCCACAGCTCACTATCTTCTTTTTTCTAGAAACTATACTTTTCTCTAAGTTGTAATTAACTCTACTTCTAACTCTAACCTTCTCACACTTTAAGTTAGTAGCTCCTTCTGAAAGCTTCTTAGATATATATAAGTCTTTATTCTTTTTTAACTTGAAGGCTTTATGAAATTCTTTTCTCCTACCTTCTTTGTTTATGTATGATATTTTATATGATGCCATAGGTCACACGTGAAATTTATACTGCAAACATACGTATAAAAAAATTACTGTGCAAATTTTTTGTCAATTTATTTACCTGACAATGTGTCAGAGACATTTTTTCTTGTTTTTAAATAAAGAACCCCTCTTAAGGTTTTTATTTGCCCAGTCACTTTAGGGGGTTTTTGTGGCTGGGTTTTTTTGTTATGGCTAGAAAGGTAAAAGTAAAGACGTTAAAAGCTAAGCTAGATAAGATATTTAGCGAGTATATACGTAGACGTGATGTGGATAATCACACTGGCTTTGGTAAGTGTATAGACTGCGGTAGAGAGACTCCCTACGCAGAAGGAGACGCTGGTCACTTTGTAGGTCGTAGACACCTATCAACTAGATGGGATGAGGAGAACGTACATTTTCAGCACAGATACTGCAATAGATTCCTTAACGGCAGACAGTATGAATACGGCAAAGCTCTAGGTCAAGATAAAGCTGACGAGCTTGTACAAAAATCTCATAAGATCGCTAAGTTTGATGCTACTCATCTTCAATACCTTATAGATATATATAAAGAGAAATTATCTGATATAAAGAAAAAACAATCATTTTAATTTGGTAGTTTCGTTTTATTTATGTACATTTGTATTAAATAAAGTAAAACAATGAGCTTACTAATAGGCTTCGCTTACATAATACCACTAATATTCACAACAGCTACGGCTTGCTTTCTGTATAGAGAGTTCGCTTACAGCAACTTGTCTTTAATAGTATTCTTGGTTTTTGTATGGGATGTTTGCACTGCCGTTTTCTGGTATGGTGTATTGTTCTGTATGGTAGACAGGGTCGACTTGTTTCAAGTTGGAATACTAGCCAGCTTCTGTGTATCAATACTAGTTAGAGCCTTTGCTTTACTTATAAATAAAACCCATTATGACAACAGATAAAAACGTTTACAGAGAGAGAGCTTATAATAAAGCTATAGCTAACATAGAGGAGGCTAAAAGACGAATAGAGAG